TGAACTTAGGCAGGATCTTGTCGCCCGATTCCGCCTTCAGCTCGTTGGGGATCATGTGGCCCCTGGTACAGTGCCCTTTTCGTATAAGCCGTCAGCGACACCCTTTGAATCCAGCAGCACGTATTCCTGCACCACTTGCCATGCCTCGCCCTGCCTGCTGACGGCTGGAGCCTGCATCATCCATCGCCGGGGGATTTCTTTTCCGTCCTTATCCTTTTCGCCCCTTGGGATGGGGATGCCCGCTGGCAATTTATCTACGACCCGACCTGCGGTATCCCAAATGTTAGGATTTACACTTTTCGTAAAGTAGGTGTGACGCAAGGTTAGCGTGACCTCTTTGTAGCGGGTAACTCCAAACATAGGATTAGGAACAGTATTGCCAGATCCTAATCCTCCGCCTGATGTCGGAGTGTAAGTAGGCGGCCATTTTGCAAATCCATCTGGCGTAAAGTACCCGCCAAAATCTACAGAAAGTTTATCGATGCGGGGATGTAGCTCGATCGGCTTGCTCTCATAGGAGCAGAACATTTCAAACGTGCCCTTAACGCCAGACTGTAGCCACACCACGCCACCATCCGCGCTTGAGGAGGCTTCCGTCATCGCCTCGTAGGTGACGGACTGCTCGTAGGCTGTTTCGTTTATCTTGGTATAGCTAATGTTTGTGGCTTGATAACCTTCAACTCTTGGAGCTGTTTCGAGCTGTGCAAAATCAGTGACAAAATACTTTTTATTGATCGTGGTTTTCCCGGTGGCTTGAAAGCTGCCGCCACCACCCAGCATCTCGACACCCGTGTTTTGGACGGATCCGCCGCTGCCCCCACCGTAGCTACTGCCCCTAGCCATTAGCTAAATACCCCGGCGTTTTTGATGAGTAGATCCAGCTTATCCAGTACGCCTTGCAGGTTGGGTGGGTTTTCTAGTCTCACGGGTTGGGTTCGTTGTGCCTCCGTGCTGGAAGGAATGTCACGTAGCTGTTGCTGCAACTCAGACGCAGACTGTAGCTGGCCAACAATAGATTCCGTCTGTGCCCTAGCCAGTTGTGCGGATTGATCGCCGAATCCCCTTTGACTAAAAAGACTTTCCTTTGCAGATTGCAGCTCAAGCGCCTGCTGTTGTGCGGCAGTTACGTCCTCAATCGTTCCAGAGCTGCGTGCCCTATCTGCCGCTTCTCTTGCCCTATCCTCAAGTAACCTCATCTCGGCCTCTGGGCCTGCTCTCCTTGCCTCCAGTTCTTGAAGCGATGGAATAAGCTCTGCCCGCTTTTGCAGTAAATCCCGCTTTTCTTTTTCAGCCTGTTTAAAGTCGGCTAGGTCTTGCTTGCGCCTGTCCTCCTCGCTGTCTGCCAGCATGTCTAGCACCTTCTTCCTTGCGTTGCCTTCAGCCTCCCTTATTTTTTCATCCAGCTTGGCTTCATTAACACCTTGCCGATCCAGCTCGGCTTGATCTACGACCTCCTTTTGTTGGCCGGCTCTAATTTTTCGTTCATTCTCGATTGACTGCTTTATTTGTTCCTCTCTCCTTTTTAGAGCTTTTTCCAAGTCTTTATCCATATCCTCAGAAAATAACATCAGAGGGTTTTCCTTAAACACCGCCACTAGATCGAGAAAGGATCCTGCAGCAAGGGCAGTTGCTTGCGAAACTTGGTTTTGAAATTGCCGAACAACAACATTAGCCGCATCTAGACTGGAAACCATGGCGTCTGACATGACAATGCTGGCTCCTCCAAGTTTAGTGAACTCCTCAGTAGTCATTCTTAGTATTGGCAAAAACCTCTGAAAGTCTTTTGCGAGCAGTTCATTCGTTACTTTCAACTCATCATTTGCCAATTTTCCGCTACTGACAGCTTCCCTTAACTTGTTAAATAACTTCTCGGGAGAAAGGCTGACGAGCTGTTGCCCTGTGACGCCTATCTTTTCAAATGTTTTAGCAAGCTCTTTGTTTCCGCCTGCCGCCTCTTGCGCTGCTTTTCCAATCTTGCCGAGCTTGCTGCCGATCTCCTCGATCGAAAGATTTGCCGTCACGCCTACGGCAGCGAGTCGCTGGATGCTTTCCGCGCTTACGTTAAACGCATCGGATACGTCTTGCAGTTGCCCAGCTTTTGCGAGAATGCCATCGATCCCGGCTACTAGCCCAGCCAACCCGCCGCCAATCCCTACCGCGCCTAGAACCGATTTACCAAAGGAAACGAAATCTTTTTCAAGGCCGCGCAGGCCAGTCATGGCTGCGGCTTTGTTCAGCACCACATCGATCGCTAATTTTGCCATGGTAGTTTTAGAATCCGACGGCTTTCAGATCAGCCTGATAAGCGTAATCCAACGCCCGCCGCATCTTTTCTGCTTGTATGTCAATAGCCTGCTGGGCCTGCTGATCGCTTAAACAATTACTTACCCAAGGCACATGATTGATCATATTGATTCTTCCCGTCATAAAGTCGTCAGCTTGATCGATCACCGTGCCGGCCGCACGTTTCCCGGCATGGCGTTTTACCCAAGCAGGCACCGCCTGCTGTTGCATCCCTAGCACGTTCGTTTCCATCCTGCCCCGCGTGCCACCTAACTGCATAGCGCAAGCAGCCCAGCCACCTTTTGCTATGCCTACCTTTTTTTGCACTTCCTTCACGTAGGCTTTTAGCTTTGCCTTTTCATCCGTGATCAATAACGGCTCTTGCCTCTTTGCCATTCGAGGTCTTTTCGGAATTGGTTTGAGAGCTTGCTTGTGAAAGTTGCCGCTCATGTTGCCGACTTGTGCTTGGATTAGTCCTGCGACGCGAAGGCGGATTAAAAGGTTTTTTGCCAAATCAAAGTCGCCTGCCTTAATCATGGCGTAGAAAGCACGGCCCGCTCCGATGGCTTGCTTTTCAATCTCTTGATACACATCCGATGGCGTGCGTATCACTTTTCTAATATCGCTTGCCACGGTGCCTTCACCTTGTGACTTGGCACTTTCTTGCTGGCCTCCAATTGCTTTCGATCCTCCGAATGGCTGGGTTTGAAACGCAAGGTTCACGGCCATAAGCCTTGCCTGTGCCCGCAATACTTGAGCCGGCTTCTTTGTTTTATAAAAACGCAGTAAGGCCCGCTGAAGCTCGCGATCATCTACTGTGATTTTCTCAATCACTTCGCCGCCCTTCTGGCACGAACGGCCTCAATCGCCAGCAATTCGCCCTCACTCAGTAGATCGACGTTGCTGCCGTTTTGCATGGCGAATGCTACATGGTACCAGTACGCCTGACCGATCGGCATGTTCCAGACTTTTGCTTCGTCCCATCCGGTTGCCCCGCATACGCCGGTAACAATGGCCAGCGACCACGGCAGGCCCGTGGCCTCGCGGCCGCCGCCCCTCTTTTTCTCTGGCTGCCATAACTGTGGCAACGCATTAAAGTCGTCCAAGTAGGCGCGAAACTTTGTCGTCTCGATCAAAAAGTCGCACCGCCAGCTTTTCATCCAATCCAGCCACAGCCTACGATCAGAGAGATCGGGCAACAGTGGGAACGGCGTCCGGCAAATGTTCACGGCTAGGCGCAGATCTCTGGCCGATGGGAACGAGCCTCCGATGAAGTAGGGCGATTGAGCGACCTCCAGATTAAACATGTGCCACAAGGAAAGCGGCAGGAGTGGCAAGCCTAGGACGCGGTGATCCTGGCGATTTAGGAATGATTCGGCAAAGTGGCGATTCATCGCCGTCTTACCGATTACGAAGCAAGCGTGCTGTTGGGATTGTAGACGCCAGTAACGCTAACTTTGACCACATCCCCTACGGTCTTGGTGTAGGATTCGCCCGTTTTTACGTAGCTATTGCTGCCAATAGTAAAGGTCGCAGGAACGGAAGCGCCAGAGCTAATGCCCTCGATCGACACGTTGTAGCGAGGATTGTAGTAGGTAGTGACGGTAGGAGCGGTGTTGGATGTGCCTGGATCGATAACGATCTCCGTCAGCTCGCCCGTAATGCTCAACGAAATGTATTCCTCAATCCCAGTAATGCTCGTTACCCCTGTAAATCCTTTGTATGGCATATAATTATTTCCTTAGGCGATCGTGCTGAATGTGACGGCGGTGTTGGTAAGTCTGGCAAAATCCGTATTAGATAAGCGCAACTCTTGACGGAAAGCTGTAGGGCCAGAGACGCTAGGGTGGGCAAAGGAATCAGGCAGCGTTTCGGTAACAGTTTCCACTCTCTTGTACTTTTTAAAATGTTTAACCACTGTGCCGTCTGTTCCCGTGATGTAGACGTACTCGTCCGTGTTGCTGATGTTCTGGGAAATTCCAGCCGTCACTCCGTATGTCATCGCCATATTGTTTTTTCCTTACGTGTCAACTAGGCGTGACGAAGGCGGTAAATTTTACCGAATCTTCCATCACCTTGTTGTTGCTACCAGTGCTTTCCTCGCCCAAGTAGCCGCCCATAAGAGTGGCGCCTGCGATTGTGGTCACGGCCGCCAGCTTTGTGTTAAGCCAGTCAAAGTTAGTCCGATGAGCCGTCACCGTGCTGGCCACTTCCAGAGGCGTCATAATAGAACAAGTAAAAGTAACTTTGCGGGTGGTAGCCAGAGATCCTTCCACAACCGGCACGCTGGACTCTGCGTGGACGATGCAGGCCGGAATCTGTAACTCCGCAATCCTGTGCCCGGCCTGAACGTATAGCCCAGCGGGCTTACTGGCTGTGGATAGGTAGGCGGCTAGGCCGTCCTCTGCTGCAAGCCTCAAACTCATCGCACATCCTCTGGATCTGCGAGGATTAAGGTCGTCACCCCCTGGTCAGATTGTACGCCGGTAAGCCTTTTAGGTGATCCGCCTACTGTCACGATCGTCATTAGTGCGGGCAAGCTGACGGCGGCCGTCAGGCAAACGAACTCCGCATTCTGTGGATTTACAAACCCGCCCATGCCCAGCTCTGCCGTTTGTTCGTTAGGTGTGTAGACACCCCGGACGGGCAGGCCACTAACAGTGGCGGTAGTTGGATTGGCTGAAATCATGTCGACCACGCCAGTAGTCATAAGGGTTTGGAGTTCGGTCACGGTTGAGAGCAAGTTGTCAAAGTTGGTTCAGCCGAAAGTTTTTTGGCGTAGACGATAAACACGTCTGGGCAGTCTCCCTGCTGGTCAATGCGGTAGATGGTCATGGCTTGTCTATCTATCCAGTCGCATATCTTGCGATGAGTTGCGTCACCGTGTGTCTCGATTGCCACCGCTTCAAGGCTGGGCAACGCATTTTCAATGGCGGCCAAGTGCTCCTCGGCCCCCTCTATATCGCTTTTAATATGAGTAATCGAGTGAGCTGTGATCCAGTCACAGATCTGGGCTGGGCTATCTATTGACGCTTCAAAAAAATGAGCGCCTAGCTCATGAGTTAGCAGCGCGATGTCCGCGTTGTTTTGATCGATGCCGAGGTAAAATGCAGGCTTCTGTCCTAGGTAAAAGTATGGCGTGCCAAGACGATCCGCCCGTAGTGGCTCGTCCCAAAAAGCACAGCCCAGATCTAGGACTCTGCTTTGACTGTCCACGGGCATGTGCGCCCAGTGGATCGACGGGTTTTCGTCGCATACCCTGCCGCGCTCTATATTACTATCCATCGTGTTCTCTTTTCTTGTGCTGTGGCCACTCGGGTGGCGTGATGATTTTCTTGGTGAAACTCTGCGCTCGGACAAAAAGCGCCCCGCGTTGCTCCTATGTTTTGTATGCGACTGACTCGCGGATATAGCTCCCCCATGGCAAGCTCGGATCGAATGCGCTGAACGCCTCCGTCCCAAAAAAAGTTATCCCAGCTAGGCGCCAAATACTTTTCCCAATGGCTGCGCCAAGTGGCCCAGCCCCACGGGGTAAACCACTTTCTAAAACTTGCCATCTCTGGCTCTGCTTCTCCGCCGTGCTGATTGTAGGCGCTGATCGTCAGAGTCATCGGTGACGCCCAGTTTGCCGCCCACTCAAACCAGCGCAGGCAGTCTGAGCTAGGCACGGTATCATCCTCTAGGTGCACATGAAAATCGCTGTTGCGAAATCCTGTTTCCATGCAGTAGCGGATTGTTGCCCCGCAGCCCATGTGCTCGACTGGACTAAGCGTGGTCAGGCCCATCTGCTTGGCAATTTCTACAAGCTCGTCGGTTTTATCCGAACGATCTAACACGCAGACGATGTCGTACTCGCCCACGCCGTCGCAGGCTGAAAGCGCTCGCAGGGTTTGCGTAAAGTAGTCAGGCCGATTATAGCCCGACACGGTCAGAGTTTTGTTCACCCCTTTAAAAGCGCATAGGCCGCTAGGTTACCGCCGGTGCCTTTATTATTTTGCAGGGCATCTTCTCCTAGCCCCTCCGGCCTAATGCGCAGGCCGTTAGTACGGTTTAGATCTGGCGTGTTGCAGACTAGAGTTGCGATGTTGTTGGCCCGCAAGGCGTGACTTATAACAAAATCGTCCGCCATAAAACTGGCACGCTCTTTAGGGCTAAGCGCGACAAACTGCTTGGCGGTCATCGCCGGCCATAGCTCTGCCTTGGGCATGTCCTGGCGTCGGCAAGTCACCCCTGCAAATCCCTCAAGAATCTCGGCCGCGCCGAGATGGTCGGGGGCGATGGCATAGCCAGTCTTGCCCGTCATAAAAAATCCGCAGATGCCTAACGCCGTCTTTGTTTTGTTTTTTAGCTCGTCGGCGAGCACCTGCAAAAGTGTGGGGCCGTAAAGAATGTCGTCGTCTAGCCAGACCAGCTGCGCTTCGGGATCGGCCTCCGATTCCATCAGCCCGACAAACTTGGTGGCCGGGCCGTAATCTTGTGTCCTGTGAATTTCTAATTTACCAGAATCGGCCAGCGCTTGTAGCTCTTTAGGTATATCGCCAAAGCGTTCCCCAGTCCGTGCCAGCTTATCGGGCACCGACAAAATAATCCGATCTGCCGGGCGGTTTTGGCGCAGCAGACTTTGAATTGTCGGCAGTATCTTATGGATTCGGGTGGGAGTGGTGGTGAGTCCCACCACTACTTTGCCCACCCTATCGACTGGGCTAGGCAGTAAAACGGCGGCGGCTGGAACAGTCCCGGCAGATAGCAGATCCACGTCCCAGCGCAGCGGCGGGCAGATTGTGTCTGCCGCACATTTCACAAAGAGCACAATGCCACCCAGCGCTTTTGCGGTGGCCTCCTCCGCATCTTTTACGATGTGAATCCTTTTGCCTGCTACGTCGGTGCCAGGGTCGGTTATAAATAAAGCCTGTATGGCTGCTGGATTGTCCGAGGTATCGACAAAGAATTTATGCAATCTAAAGCAATCCATAAATGGCCCGTTAAAGACCATGGTAATCTGCCCCCAGTTTTGACGGAAAGATTCACGCACGCAGCGATCGGCGTCTGCGGTTTGGCCGACGGCTCGCAAGCACTGTTCGATAAGCATTTTGGGCAGGTGTCCGTACCACTTGGCGTCTAGATTCCAGATCACGCCCTGCGGCCTAGGCAACATTTCCACTAAGTTTAAAAGTCTGACGGCTTCGCTAAAATTACCCTCATCGATAAGCACGCTAGCCAGATGGCCGTAAGCCTCTCGGCGTGTCGGGCAAAGTGTAATTCCCCTGCCCAAGTATTTCCGTTTTTTTACATGATCGGCGCACATCACGCCAGCCATGCAGTAGAGCTGGTAGCGTTCGGTTTCGCCTAGGTCTGGATGCTCTAGCCCTAAAAGAGTGGGGCCGATTGATTCTTGATATGCCCCGCGCAGATATCCCTCTTGGGCTAAGTAGTACAGATTCATACCTGTATGCTGTAAAAGAGTGCCAAGGATGCGCTTGTTTCGTTCGCTGCTATTTTTCTTGCAGGTGTTCGGGGCGTGAATGACTACGAGGTGATCCGCCAATCCCACCGCCATGTTGGGCACCGGCTTTACCCTTTCGTGTACCGCTCGTTCCCAGATGGCGGGCAAGCTGCCGTCAGGTTGGCGCCGGAAAATTCTTTCTCTGCGATTGTCCCGCATTCCGCTGTTCTGCACGTCGTACCGGGTTACAAGGATCTCCCAGCCCTTTTCCTGCGCCTCCCGCTGTTCAACTGCGTCCCGATGTAGCTTCGCCTGCCCTGGGTCAAGCAAGTCGTCAGAATCAAACCAGACAACATATTTGCCCGTCGCCAGGCTAAAGGCTTTATTACGAGCGGCAGCAAAATGATCGATGTGGGGCCAGTCGGCGTTTTCGGGTGCGTTCAGATACTCTCCCCAGACCAAAGCCTCGCCAGCGGCCTCCTGTGCGCAAATACGCACACCCTGCGCATCATTTTTACCGCAAGCCGACACGCAGACGACTTCGTCCCATAGGCCGGCGGTGCACTTAATTAAACGGGCAACTAGCTCCCCTTCGTTGGGGCCGACGATAATAGCTAGGGAGACAAGGGGGGTATTCATATTTTTTAGGTTGGGAAAGCCCGGTGCACCCCCCGATGCACCGGGCAACCCAGATGATTCTCTAACTTAGACCAAGCGAACCAGTGAGGCTGTCGATCCACGGCCGCAGCCGTAGAGCAAGATGTAGGAACGGTTACGGGTTCCGAGGGTCGGGTTGTAGAACTCGCGCATTTGCAAGCTCAGGCCAGACACGGGTTCCGTGACGTTTTCTACGCTGCCAGGGTAATCGCTGGGCACTTCGGGCAGACGGGCCGCCACGAGAAGCGCTTCCTGTTGGGCCGCGAAGCCTTTGCTGATCGCGGAAGGGAGCGAAGGATAACTAAACACTTCGATGCCGTTCACGATTCCAACTGAGCCGGTGCGGATTGCGTCACCTTGGATCTGGGCATTCGCCACGATCGAGGAGTCGTTGAGCAAGCTGGCTTTGTTGTTCGGGCTAACAATCGCGTAGCGGCTGGCGCTAGGCACTTTGTTGCTATCCAGCGTCACACCCATCGAAACGATGGAGCGGTAGCTGAGAACGTCTGCCGCCACGGTCATCGTGGAGGTGTAGGACGCGGCGCTGATCGTGCCGAGCAAGGTGTCGACCATCTGTTTGCCCAAGGCGTGTGCGGCCGAGGCGGCAAAGCGCTCGATCAAGTTGATCGAGGAGCTGGCTGCTTCGTCGTCATTGATTGCCACGGTGCTATGAACAAGGTTGTTCAAGGTCACGATGCAATCCGTCTGCGTGCGGTCACCCGCGACGTAGCCGGCTGTGGTGCTGTAGCCTACGGCAGTCGCCGCAGTTACTAGATGAGTGGTGATGATGTCGCCTTTACGGGCGGAGGCGTCACTGAAGTCCGAGTAAGCGGACGTGAGGAAAGGGAATTGCTCGACGAGCAAGCTAAGTGCGCGTTGAGAAACTAACTTTCCGTTGCTGACTGAGGCGAGACTATTTGCCATATATCTATCCTTCTTTCTTGATTATCGTGCGAGCGTGTTTAGTTTTTTATAAATCACGGCCGCACGACCGGGATTTTTTTCCTCGTTGAATTGCTTCAGCAACTCAGCGCGGGAAAGGGTGGGTGCCACAATTTCAAGGGGTTTTGTTCCCTTGCTGGCTTCTAAATCGATTTTGAGACGAGCAAGCTCGTTGTTTAACGCAACGATCTTGGGGTTCTCGGAAAGTTCGGCAGCAACTTCGGCCACGACTTCTGGGGCGGCTTCGGTTACGGCGGGTTCAGCGGCTACGGGAGCTTCCTCGACCACGGCTTCAAACTTGGCGGCAAATTTGCCGACGAGTTCGTCGATGCGGGCGGAGAGAGCGGCGATGGCCAGCTCGGCATTAAACGCCGGGGCCGCCGGTGCTGCGGGCGCGGTTTCGATAACCGGCGCTGATTCCTTTACGGTTGTATCCATATTAAGCGTTTTGAGTGTGTCAACTCGTGCGGAGTAAACGCCTGTCGGATTGGCCGCAGGAGTGGTCACTAGGTCGACTGAGTAAAGAGTGTTAACGTCGGCCAGCATTGTGCCATCCTCAGCCACACGCGGAACGCCAGAAAAGCTGATCGAAAAGCCAATCTGTCCCGGCAGGGTGCTTAGTAGCTCGCTAAAATAGGCAAAGCCATCATGGCTTTCCAGCAGGGTCAGATCCGCACGAACGCGGCCGCCGTCTAAGGTGAAGTTTTCTAGGTATCCGATAATGTTAGAAACGCTAGAGCTGTGATCGGAAAGTACCTTAATTTGCCCCAGCTCATTACCGGCTCGGACAACTTGCTCTAGGGTGTCTGCGTCGATAGTCATCCCGTGGCCTAAAGCGGGGCCAGCGGTGATGACGGAAATTCCCTTAAATAGTTTTGTTGAAGCCATGCGCGGGCATGGCGTGTCAAATTAGTCCTGCGGAGGAGGCGGAGGAGTTAAGTGAGCGTTAATCTTTTCAAGTTCTGCAATCGCCTTTTTCAGTAACTCCTCGCTACGAGTTGAGGAATTTGCAATCTGGAAAACAAATACGGGCAAAAGAAGGAGCAAAACTATTAAAAAGAAAGCTGCTACAGCAAGAATAGTGTATATCAAACCTCCTACGCCTTCCATGCGCTTAGCCTGCTCCTACTAGGCAGGGTAGCAACTATTTTTTCTTTTTGGATTTTGCCTTCGGCCGGTACTTGCCAATACCTAAAGCAGAGACGACCATGTCCTGCTCGGCTTTGGTCAGAGTAAAGTCAGCATCGTCGCGCATAGTAAAAGTATCGGTGGTAGGGGTGGGTGCAGGAGCAATCTCCGGCTCGGCCATAGTCAAGTGCACGGTCGCCTCCCCTGCCTCTAGTGCTGGAGTGACGGTGGCGTCTTGAGCCGGCGGGATGCTGGGCGGAGTGACGGCTACGGTTGGCGCTGGTTGGTTACTAAAAATCTGCACTGCGGTCGTATCAATCCCAGCGGCCGCGCACTGCTTTTTTATGTAAATTGATTCGGCGATTCTTTGGTTAATAGCTGTTTGATAGTCCTCTCCGCGCGAGGCGTATATGGATGCCATGGAGGTCAGGCCCATCTTCAGATCCTCCCGATCAGCTGCAGAATCCCGACCGGCGTCTATGGTGGCCTTCGCTGGCGTGTGATACTCGGCCGCCCACCACATCGTCATTCCCCTGGGTGGGGTTAGCTCACCACGTTTAATCGCTTTGGCTAGCGCCCACTTTCTGATCCTCGAAATAAATTGCGTTACCACTGTCTGTGCCACCTCATCAAACCGGCGCTGTGCTTGGCCCAGAATAAGGCGGGTATTAGGCCCGCTCAGTGTCGATGGATCCCACATCATCGCATACGGCAGGCCGAGGGTTTGAGCGATGGCCTTTAGGTACTGATCCATGTGGGTCTGCAGATTTTGGCTAGGCCGATCGTTTTTAATTTCTCGCAATACTTTACCCATCGGAACATTTAGCAACGCACCGCCGCCAAAGATTTTGTCTGTGGTTAGGTTGTAATCGTCTGTTTCGGTCGGGTTAAAAAAGCCGGGGCCGCTGTTGGTGGTTGATTCTAAAGCTAGGCCAATCTGCCCGGCTCTTTTTAGCGCAAGCATTTCTGTCTCAAGAATTTCCGATCTATCTAGGCAAGTGTTAATGCAGGATGCCAGCTTGCTAATTGATCGCACCTCATCAGCCCGATCGCGTTCTGCCAGCAAGATCAAATCATTTGCCTGCACCTCAGTAAATTTCTCGCCGTCGTTCCCCGTGCGAATGTAGTAGCTAAGCGGCCTGCCGTTTTTGTTCAGTCGCACTCCGTCGAAAATGTTTGTCTCTGTGCCTAGGTAAGTTGGCGTTTCGCAGCGGTGCCCTTCAACCAACTGAATCAGCGGATAGCCGTCACCGTTATCAGTTAGCAGCGCAAAGATTTCGTTATCCCGTAACATGGTGCGGGTGGCCACCTGCTGCATGGTGTTCCAATCCAAAATTCCTCTTACGTCGCAGCTGCCGCTCCACATATCAAACCACGCCTCGGCGTCTGTGTTCCATGCTTCGTCACTGGTACGGGATTGCGCTTTAATGCCGGAGCCAATCGTGTTGCGGGTGATAGTGTCGATTGCGCCGCGAATGGTCGGATCGTTATAGCAAAGCCAGCGGGCTAGCGATGAGATGGCCTGCCGTGATGCGGCGCTAACGTCCAGCCGTGTATCGCCCAGCTGTGCTTCGACAAACCGACGCTTACGAGTGTCGGGGCCGACCGCTCGGATCATGCGGCTCCAAGTCGTGATAATTTTTGAACCTAGGCCCATATTAGTATCCGACCGAAAATGGTTTTTCTACAAAACGCGGATAAGTCACTAGGGTCTGATCGCCTGTAAAGATTGCCGTCACCTCTGCGTCGGTCTTGCCGCTGACTAATCGCCAGCCGTCTAGCGCCGCTTTCGCCACCTCCACCGGCGTGATGCCAGAGGTGACTTGGTAGTTAAAAGATTTGCCAGCCACGCTTGCCGAAATCATTGTGCGTCCGCCATTTTGAAAGACGGTGGCTTGACCAGCTGCGATTGCTTCCAAGGCAAGGACAAGAGCCTGAGCGTTTTTAGACGCCTGAATCCAGAGGGAAAAAAGGAGAGCACGATCCACGACTCCGTTCTAATCGTGTCAATCACGCCTTTGCCTCTGGGGCCATAGCTGCCTCGGCTTGAATTACTTTACCCCATACCGCCAGCCCAGCTAGGTAGGTTTCGCAGTCGTATAAGTGATCCTGCCTGCCTTTGATTCTAATCCACTCATAAAGATCTTTGCCCGTTTTCCGGTTAATGCGATGGGCTTTCCTATGGCTGGCCATGTGCTCCCGGTATTCCGGGCTAACGTCGTGCGCTACTTCCCACATCGGCCCCTGCCCTCGGCGTAACCACGCCAGCAAATCCTGACACGACGGAGAGCTTAACAGGAGCAGGCGGCATCCTGCGTCGGTCGGTTGGTCGGAGCTGTGCACGCTTTTCATTCGACCGCCCACGCCTTCAATATAGAAAAACTGCCGCTCCTCTCCCTTAATGGCTACCCAGCCGTAACGTGCTGCAATCCTGTAGGTGTCTTGCGTTTCGTAGCCAGAGTCAATGCAGGTATGGATATTTTTTACGTTAAGCTCTTGCAAGGATTGGGCGATATCCTCAATCGTTCGGCGTCTGCCTTCCTCAATCAAACGGCTCGATCCATCCCTGGCAAACGCTCTGACGACAAACCAGAATTCGTCGATCTGCCTATCGATTGCGGCTAGTTTAATGTGATCGGTTTCCCAGAGCTGCTTCTTGCCAAACGCCCCCGGCGGTATGTTTGTTAAATCGTCGTCATCAAATTGATCTTCCCACGGCATCGCACTCCATCCGTTGACCCATCCCTGCAACCCGTGCAGATAATGCTTTTCTGTAAGAAACTTTTTTGCGCAATCCGCAAAGGTAATCGTGGGGCTGTACCAGCTGGGCAATCGGAAAGAGCGCCGTCCCGTTTCCGCGCTGTTGTTTGCGGCTACCCACTTGCCCTGCTCGATTGCCTTGCGTCGGTGACTTTCCGTCCACTTGGCGTCGCACTTCGGGCAGTAGTAGGCAGCTGTTTCAGATACTCGTTTCATGTCCCACTTGCCGTCCTCGGCTCTTGCCGTTTCGTCCCAGCGGATCTGGCCAAACTCCATCGCCTGAAAGTCACCGCAGGAATGGCACGGCACGTGGTAAGTTTCTTGGCTGCCCGCCTGATAGTTTATCCAGATGTCGCCGGTGTTCAGAGTCGGCGTGCTCGTCAGCACGTGCTTACGTTGCGGAAACGCCTTAGTGCGCTCTAAGGCTAGCGAGTAAGCGGCTGCATCCTTTTCAGATGGCGCAGCAAAGGAATCCAGCTCATCCAAAACGGCTAAGCAAATCGGGCGCGAGGAAAGATTGGCCGGGCTGTTTGATCCCACCAAAGAAAGCGTCATGGTCGCAAACTGCATCTCGAGGATCTTTAGGTCGTCCATGTCCTGCGGGAATAGTTGCTTTACTGGCCTGCACTTTTCAAATATGGGAGTTAGTCGCGTCTCGCTATAAGAGCGGGCTAAGTCTGCGTTAGGCATAACCAGCAGCGCTGGCGCTGGGTCGTTCGCAATTCGGTAGGCTAACCATACTGCCAGCGTAAGCGTCTTGCCAGTTTGCGATCCCCAGCAAAGCGTGACGGTGTGAACGCCCGGATCGGCCAATGCTTCCAGCACGCCCCGCACGTAAGGCGTCCACGTGGTGCTGTAAAGGCCAGGGCGAGCAGTCAGCCGGCTATCGAGTTGGATGTTGCGCTCTGCCCACTGAATTACCCCTGGCGGCTTTTCGTAGTGCCAGCGCTGTCGTGCTCGGCGTCGCAGCTCGGTCTGCGCCTTTGTCACAGTGCGGCCTCTACCTGCCGCATAATTTGGCCCACCTCGTTCTCCACGTCTGCCTCAACCTCTGCCGCTGGCTTGTTAGCGCAGATGGGGGCAAGCCGCTTGGCCATTCCTTTGAGTAGCGGGATGAGTGCGTTATCCCTTGCCGCCAATACCTTGTCGGCCTCATCCACCGGCACCATTGTCCCTTCCGCTTGATCAATGTCCGGCCTGTCGCCCTTCATTCTGCGCAACGCCTCGACCAGCTTTGTGTAGTTACTAATCAGCTCAGAGCGGTCGGCCCGTGTGTCGTCCTTTGCCGACTCACCTAGGCTCGCCGCCAGATCCTCAAGTCTCTGGATCTCCACGTCTAGCCCCCCACCTTTTGCCCTTATCAGCGGAGCGGTCGTCGCAGGCTTGGCGGCCGCCAGGTCGCGGTACGTCTGAGCACGCGACTTGCCCGTCGCCTTCATAGCCGCTCGCACCCGGTGGTTAGGATCTCTGCCCATGATACACTAATTGTTAGAGGCTATACTCAAGTAAATTACGGCAGTCGTTTCCACCGCGATGTTTGCTCTGGCTGAGTCTTCTAACCTTACTAACGACTTAGACAGATTTTTGGCGTCAGTCCCAGTCAAGGGATTTTGTGTCTGCCTAGTCAAGAGCGGCCTCCTTGATCTCTCTGTACTTTATAGCGATTGGCTCAGCGTATCGCATGAACTCTTGCTTAGTTTCTTTTGACCAGGCTTGGTGTTTGCTTCTGTTGGCGAACCATTGGCTAACCTTGATCAGCGGCCACATAAACGGCTTGCGCTCACTTGGTACGCTAGTCGTTATGGGATCTGGCAGCATCTCTGCCCAGAGCATGACCTGTCTAACTACACTAGGCTCGCCTGTGCTTAGCTTGTGTTGGTGTGCAGCGACTCTTTCTAGTCGCTTGCCTTGTTCGTCAGTAAGGCCAGCTGTGTCTAATAGCTTGGCTATGTCTTGGCCGGATGCTCTGGCCTCTGCGATAATCACGCCTGCCTTAGCTGCTAGTCCTATGACTTCGCCTACCGCTTCTAAGGTGTGCTGACGCTTGTTTGCTAACTCTTTGACTACTTGTTTTAATGTTTGCATTTCATACCTTTCATTAGTGCGGCACTGTTAAATTTAGGCGTTTCACGACGCCGCTTGTCGTGATGCTTCCTTGCTCGCAAGTCGTATGCCTCACGGGCCTTTTGGCTTTTCTGTGATCGCACTGGTAAGCCCAGCCGATCGGTAACTCCCATGACTCTCTTGCTGAACGCCTGCTTAGTTATCTTGTGTTGCTTTGCTAGCTGCGTCATAGATACAGTCGACCTGTTTAGCACCACTGAAAGCACGCTTTGCTCTAACGTGTCGGTCATGTTTTGTACGGCTGGATGCTCTGGCGCTTTTGTTATAAGATAATTAAAAACTTGTGCCGTTAGGGCTACGGACGAAGTGGTGACAGTAATCCGTAACTCAGAGCACGCTTCCCAGATTAGATCCACAATGCCGTCGATCCGCTTGCTGACATGGGTAGTACCGCATGGCAGTCGTTCAATTACTTCTTGATCTATCATATTAGATTACTACTCCGTTTTCTAGCGCTTGGTGCAGTAATGTTTTGACCGTCTGCATTAGTGCAATAATAGGCTCTAAGGAGCCTTTATTACTGCACCAACATGCTACCCAATACTGCACTAGTGCAATAAGGGTTACTGCACTGACTTTAAAAGGGTTCATTTGTCACCTTTTTGCTGAATAAACCGTCGCTAGATTCCTCAATAAATCCGTCGTCCTTAGCCTGCTTAATGCGGGACTTAGCCTGACGTTCCTGTAGCCCAGTCACCTTCTGCACATAGGCTACCACTTGGCTGTATTTAGCCCCTTCGGGTAGCTTGCCCCAATCAATCGCACTGGCTTTACGACCTACCGTCTTTTCAGGCGCGCTTGACTCGATCCACGCCAGCCCTACTTGCGAATGCTTTAGGTGAACACACGGCTGGACGTTAGACGCTATGAAATCGCTCGCAGTGCGGTTAGGACGCAACCCAGACCGCTTCCCGCGCTTGGTCACCTCTAGCTTGTAGGTGTACGTGCCTTCCTCATCCTGACCGCAAGGAGCTAGGGTTAATACGCTCCGCGCCCAGTTTGTCAGCTCAGACGATCCAAATCCGCTGTAGGCTTTATCGTGGCCCTGGTACCCACTGCCGTCCCGCGTAGGCTTAGGCGTGTGGTGCATCAGCATCCACGCAAACCCACCGGCTAGTGCCAACGGGTTAAGCAAATTGCGAAGGAACCCGCCGGCCGTCTCTTGGCTGGATAGATCGCCACCGATGAACGCCAGCAAAGGATCTACCCAGGCTAAATGCGGCTTATGCCTTTCAGCCAATCTACGCATCCGATCGACAAACCGTTCGCCCGTAGAGGTACAGTCACGCACGATGACTATGTTTTCTTTAACCATCTGCAACTCCTCTGGCGTTAAGTCTAACGCCTTGAGAATACCCTGTAGCGCCTCTGCCACGTCGCCTTCATCGTTCTCGGCCTGCACGATGAGCGACTTCAGCGGCTTACCGTGTGGCGATATTCCAAAGAGATCACGACCGCATGCCCAGGTGATCGCGGCCTGTAAGCACAGCACGCTCTTACCCAGCCCGCTACTACCCACCCACAGCGCAGATCCACCACGGCAGATCCAGCGCTTGCCCAACAGCTGCGTCGGGTCGCAATCCTCTTTAAAGTTTACCAGATCCTCCCATTTGTACGGCTCAGGCAAATCCCCATACATAGTGCGCTCCTGCCACTCAATGTAGGTCAGCGTCGGTGCGCCACACTCGACCAACTCTTGCTGCTGGCCAGTAGCGGTACGCATGGCCCCTGGCAACCGAGACAACCGGCCGGCGTCCTTGTTGGCAGAATCAGGCTTTGAGTGCTCCAAGTGCTTGTAAATAAAATCCACACGCTCGGCAAACTCCTTGGCATTGGCCGCCCTGACGTCCACCCACGCATGCAGGCTACGGGCACCGCTCTTAATGATCGACGACGTAGGCAACCCGCTGCGCTTTATAATTGCCCACTGCTCTTGTAGGGTGCTTTCATCAAACTCGATTAAGCAGTGGCGAAACTTGGTAATCGACTCGGCTTTGCGGTTCTTACCGTTGTTCGCGTTAATCGACACGTAGACGCCCACTGCATCGCCTTGCCACGTTGCCAACCCGTCGCCCTTAAACAACTCTAGCCATTCCTCACGGGTGCGAGTTTCGCCGGCACCGTCTGGCCGCTCGCGCTCGCCGTCCTTAATTGATCGGCAGATATTGATACTATCGCCCACGTCGAAACAGGTGGTTAGAAACTTGTCGACCGGCCCGCTCTCCACGCTGATCGGCATTGGCGGCACTGGCAGATCCTCCCGCACGATCGCTCCGTTCTGATAGCCGTACTTGGCTTTCGGCCGCCATGCCTCCCTGGCTGGCTTGCTGTAAGCGGATTTCACGGCTGCCACGCATTCGTTCTGGGTTAGGCCATTCTTAAAGCCCCATATCTCGGCCTCTGACTCCGCATCAAACTGCGACAAGCCCTGGTCACGAAATTGCAACGCCATGCGGAACAGTTGCGTGTTGCGCTCACCTTCCGGCGCACCGTTGTGGTAAACGGCCTCGGTAGCTGGGGGCAGTGCAATCATTTTTTGGCAAACCCTTCCAGCGCCTTGACGATGACGTACTCGATCACCGCATCGGGGTCTTTCTTTAACTGCTTCAGCCCAAATGCGTGCAAAGCCTTTGCCGTTTTGCCGTCATAGGTTACGTCGACCAGAATCTGCTTGGGCGCAGGCCGTGATTTGCCAAAAGTAATTTTGCCAAGGTCTTTCATTTGCTTTTTCTCCTTTTGCGGGGTTTGACTTCCTTCCAGACGTTAAAATCTTTGTCGCACTCGACCGACCAGAGCATGAGCTTTTGATAGAGCGATCCGGCTAAGCCCCAGCGGCACAAAGTCCTGCTAACTAGGTCTCCTAACCAGTACAAAAGCCACGCCAACGCCCTCATTTTTTCTTCTCCGCGTCTCGCTTCTGGTACGTCTGCGCCCGCTTCAGCAGCTCCTTAGCTATATGCAGCGCCATATCCAGCCGACTGCGTGCTATGACCAGCCGGCCGTCGATCAGGCTTTTCTTCGCCCGCTCAAGGATTTCAATTTGCCAGGTGATGCGTTTTACGCTCATACAGTCCAATAACCAACATTGTTATCTTGCAACATCTTTTCGCAAAAATCAGAAAGAAAGGCATCTTTTGGAAAAACGCATTCAACATCGTAACCGCAGGTTTTGTTAATAAGGATTTGGCCAAGAAGCACTTTAATTGAATTAGTAGATGTCGAGTATTTTACCTCAATAGCCACAGGTTTGGCTGTTGGTTGTTTAATAACAAAATCAGCACGAATGTGCCTGACGCGGTTTCCAAAGAATGTTTCTGTGATTGGATATTCTTTTTCTATGTAACAATTAGGATACCTACGTTTTAGTTCTTCATGTACAGCGTTGGTCATGTCAGATTCTCTGGTATAGAAACTTGAATACGTGCTTGTTGTAGCCGACCCGGTTCTCTTTTTAATAACCCTTCTTTTTTTTATTAGAAAATATGACTTGGTTCTGTAAGCACATCTAAAAGCTAGGGTTTTATTTATTTTTAGTTCCCGCGCTATTTTTTCTATGGGAACACCTTTTTTGTAGTTCTTTATAATTTTACAAATTAAGTCTCTAAGCTCAGACCTCTTTTCCTGATATTGTCTTGCCTCATTTAATTCTGCCCTTTCTTTATTAAGCATTTTAACTTCAATCTGTTGTCTTTTTGAAAGCCCGTTTTCTTTAATGGCTTGCAAGTTTTCTGTGCAAAGACGATTTTTTTGGAATATCTTTTTTAAGCGAACAGTAGCTATTCCTGTTATTTGTGAAATTGACCGAGCATGGTTTCCTCTTGACCTCAGAATACATATTGCCTCTTCATCAAGAATTGGACTGCCGGATAGGTTATATCCTTTAATAAACTCTTTTTTTATTGATGCCCATTTATTGATCCTTTGATAGCCCAGCCTTTCTGCGGCTTCTTTAACTGCTTCTATGGTTTTAGGATCGCCAATACCCTTTAAGCATCGGTCAACGGTAGTCGGGCCTACTCCGACAGATCTGCCAACATCTTCTTGTGTTACCCTTCGTGACAGACCCAAATTAACATAATGCTGTCCATGAGATCCAAAAAGACATGACTGAGCTAATTGACTCACCACTGCCCCATTCCCCAGCGCATGCGATTGGCGCGGGCCTCTCGCACACAGTTGGCGTACTGCTTCGGCGTGTAAGTACCGATGACGCGGCCGGAGAACATGGTTAATAGTTCCTGCAGGCTCACAGCACCGCCTTCGGCAGCGGCCCCGCCAGCTTGTAGTGGTACTTGCGGGCGTCGTATTCTAGCGGGTAGCCAAAGAAATCTCTGAGCAAGTCGATGTCCCGCTGAATCGTTTTGTAGCTGCATTCAAGCTCTACGCCCAACCGGGCAGAGCTGGGCAGGCACAGATCCCGGCGCAACTTCCCAACGATCACGCCCAAGCGGCGGAACGTCGGCCGTGTATCGCCAAGACCAGCGGCCCGATTGCGTTTAGAGGCGAACGTGGCGGCTTTTGTGCTCACTTCATCACCTCCACCGTTGCCACCCTTGGCAACCGCATTGCGTTAAACTGCTTTTCACTAGCAGCAAACACGTCCACCACGGGCAACTTTCCACCGCTCGCCTTCTTGCTCTTTACTGCCGTGCCAGTATCCACGGCCACCCACTCCCGCTTTCCGCCCATCACGCGGATCTTGCTCCACAGCGGAATGATGTCCGGATCGACGGCGCAGTGACGGCCAGCCCGCAGGCGTGTGCCGGTGCTCGATTGGTAGCGGCTGCTCCACTCGTCCTCGCCGGGCCAGTAGCCAGTAATCCGAACCTTGATTTTCTTTACGTCGATCTTCTTAGCGATCGGGCGCAAATCGATCAGTGCGTTGCCTAGCTTTGTGGTTGTAAATCCCAATAGGGCGATGAACGAAAGCAGCATCCTCATAGCCCGCTCCTAATGCGATCCATCAGATCGTTCTCGCGTGCCTCGCTAGCCGCCAGCGCTGCCTTGGCCTCAGCTAACTGCCGGGCAAGCGATCGCACGCGGTTAAGCAACTGGTCTTGGGTGGTTTCCTCTGGCAGCACCTCAATCATTCTGCACCTCACGCGGGTCGTACTTTTTAAGCCAGCGCCAAACCTTGCAGATGGAGGTAAACGCATCAAACGCCTGGGCAACTTGCTCGGCGGTGTAGCGGATTTCCTGCAACTGGCCGGTGACTGGATCGATCAGAATGTTGCGGCAAGCCATTCCCTCGTCCGTGAAAGCGTACGCATAGGCACTGAGCTGAAGCAGATCGGTTTCGTAGCCTGCCGCTTTCCCGTTCTTAAATTTGCGAGTCTTAAAATCTACCACCTCAATTACGCCGTGGATGTCGGCGATTAGATCCACTCGCCCTGCGTAGCCTTCGGCCTCGTTAACTAGGACAGACTCGCTTTCATGCACTTTAGTCACGCAACACTCACGCCATTCTTTTAAGCCCGCATAGTGTTCCTCGTAGCCTTTCACCAGCTCGCCCGGCTCCTCCCCGTTAATTATGATTTCAGCCAAAGAGTGAACGTGAGTTCCGCGAAGTGCAGCGGCCTCCACTTCCTTTCTGCTGTCCAAAACCACCCGCTTAGCAAAGTCGCCATCTGCCTCTCCTGCGTTCCTTGGTAGCGACAAGGCAGATAAAATCGCCTGCTCCTCTTTCCAATTCATTAGCCCCTGTTTACTAGGGCCAGCGGCTCCGAGGATGGTGGTCACAGACGGAAACGCCCCCACCTTGCGGGCAGATCGCAGATCTCCGTGGCATGACTCACCCGACGCCAAGTAGTAGTGCGCCGATTCCGTTTTAGCGGTGACGATGATCGGGGCCATCAGTTCCACCTGCCGATTGCGTGCATGAGTTGCAGCCCCAGCGCAACGGCTACCAGCGGCAGCATTATTTGAATTACGATTGTTAGGATTTCCATAAAATCTTTCTGGCTAGGGTGGGGATTGCCCACCCCAGCCAAATGGCTAGAACGGGACGGGGTTTCCGTCGTGATCTAACTCGGTTGCGGTTGTTGCGCCGTTGCGGTTTATTTTCCGCACAAACGCCTTATCTACGGTCACCTTCTTTGCGCCGGCTGGCAGTACCGCCTGCACGTTCGCATAGGTAGATCCGTCACGCTCCACGTGCACCACAAGTATCGTGCACGGCTTACCGATGAGCGTTTCCAGATCCAAATTCTGCGGTGGCGCCTTTTTGGCGTAGGATTTCAAATCCTTAAAGAGCGCTGACTTTTCGTGCAGGCTCAAGCCATAACGCCGGCCGATGGTAAACGGGCGGCCGTCCTCCATCTTGTCAGCGCTTTGCCACACCAAGCGGATCTGGTGTTTCTTTCCATACTGCGTTTCTACTTCGCCCAGATCCTCAACGTCGCAGAACACTGCGTCGTGCGATCCTTCGGGCATTGGGGTGTATGAGCCACCCCGACTAGCTACTATTGGCATACTAGGATTACCTTTCTTTGTTTTGGTTTCTTGGTTTTGCTTTGACTATTCGTCATCGCAAAAATCGTTAGTTCGGTGCGGTTGGTTTAGGGTTTGAAATTCACGATCCGTGATGTGCCAGGCGATCTCATGCTTCCGTGCCAAATCTTTGGCTTGCTCCACCTCGCCACGGTTAAGCGCTTTCACCACTCGCTCGGCTGAGTTGCGGCAGGCCATCACTTCAATGTTTTCGATCAGGCGAAACTCACTCACTGCTCTCGTCCTCCTCAATGCGTGCTGACTCCCTCTCGTCTAATTCGTAGTGCACCTTTAACGCGCCCTTTTCCATTTCGGCTTCTTCCTCGGGCGTGTGATTGATAATCATTTTGCCCGCTCCTTCATCGACAGGCGGAACGATTTAGCGGTCATCGCAACGGCTTCCTGCGTGATGCACTTGGTCGTAAAGCGCCAGATGCGCCAGCCCAGGTCGGCAGCTGCTCGATATTTTTCACAGTCCTTTACCATTCCCATCCCACGGCCGTGACGGCCTCCGAACGGCAGGAACGCCCCGCCATCCAGCTCGATTGCGCAGCGGGCGGTTTTGCAGGCAAAGTCAAAGCGCCATTTGCGGGTAGGGTGGAACGTGTGCTCGGCCACTAGCTCCGGCCCGCCGGCTACTTTCCAAAGCAGGACAAACTTTCCGGCTAAGGCGCTCACAGGTTTGCCCCCTGCTTTTCGATTAGTCCTTTTAGGATATCCTCAATGCGTTCTAGGCGATTGCGTAGATCGCGATGCTTTGTCTGCAGATCAATGAGCGCAGTGGTCTGGGAGAGCTGAGCTGACCCGTAGCTTTGGCTGGCGGTAGCTGGCAACACGCCCTCTTTTTCTAGGTCGCGTACAGTAGCCGCAGGCGGATAGAACGCCCCGGCCACGCCGCCTTGGTTGGGTGCGGGGGCACCCGATCCAGAGGCGTAAATCATAACCAGTCCTTAAAATGTTTTCTGACTACGTCGATCACCCAGCAGAGAGTGAGCAAGCAAACCACAAGGCCGCCGATGCCAGCTCCGACAAACAGCGCCCAGCCAACGATAAAGCCCGACAGTTGCGACAGATCCCGCATTAGCTCCCAAGAAATCATCGTTGGGCGCTCCACATGCGGGCGACGGAGGGGTTAGGGTGGTAAGCGGGCTCCGCCGGATACCCGCCGCGAATTAAAAAGGAATTTTGCTGGTAATGCTTTAGCTTGGATTCAGTTGCTACAGCCGTGTAACCATCTCGGCGTAAGTCGTTGTAGTGATAAGCCTCGGACGGGGTGGGATTTGAACCCACGGTACAATTACCTGATTCGATTTGATCTATTATGCTTTGGGAGGTCATAGTATATTATTGCGTCAAACTAAGTAAATGTTACCGTTATCACCATGGCGTATTCTTACCAGAAACGCGGCAGCCCTTGGTTCTTTATACGTTTTAAAGACCCGACTGGAAAATGGCGTAGCAAAAGCACCCGCTACCGAATCGACAATACTCTGCATCGCGCAAAGGCAACGGCTGACGCAGCCCGACTTGGCGTTAACGAAAAGCGAAAAGATTGCGGCCACGACTGGGTTGATGATTTGATTGAAAATCACCCCGTTTGCCCTCTGACAAAAGTTTATTACAAAAATTCGTGGCGTCATCTGGCGAGATTTATTAGTGAGAAAAAAACAACCTTGCAAGCGTTTTCTGCAAATGATTGTGAGATTTATTTGCGATGGCGCCAAAGCCTTCCCCGCACGTCCGGCGGCAAGGCTGGACGCAACCAAGCCTGCCAAGATCTGAAGATTCTTAAATGGATTCACCGCCAAGGACGACTGCTCGGCAAAATGGACTCCGTTGCCCTTTTGGATTACAGAATTAAAAGGGGCCCGATAGCCCGCGTAAAACCCGTCTTTTCGGACAATGAAATAAAAATTACCCGGAAGGCTTTGGCCGTGGAAGGCGTGCCCGAATGGATGAAAGTTAGCTTTGAGATTGCCCTGGCTACTGGCTGCCGACTTCGTGAGACGCAGATCCCGCTTGATTGCGTGGATCTGAAGAACCGCATCCTTACGTTCCCCTGCCCCAAGGGTGGCACGGGCAAATCTTTTAGCATCCCTATCCCGGCCGCTATCGAACCGATGCTCGCCAGAATGAAGGCCGAGGGACGCGAGGTCACTTGCATCGTGCCCAGCACGCGAGCCTCGCTTTGCTGGCGTCGCCTGCTCAACATTTGCGGGCTTAAGCGTCACTGCTTTCATTCGCTCCGGGTAACCCGAGTGACTCGACTGCGGCTTTCAGGCTGCTCTCAATCTGTCGCCATGAGACTTGTGAATCACTCCTCGACGCTAGTGCATGAGCTTTACCAGCGGCACTGCGTAGACGATCTGCGGGACGCGGTGAATTTAGGCCAGTCTGCATCAGCCTCCACTTATCAAAGTCAGAGGGCATTATCTTCCCAGCAATCAGCGGAAAGCCTGACAGTTCCCGCATTTGCTTAATCCGCACATAGCCAAGGCCGTAAGCGGCACCTAATTGGCGAAGTGAAAGAGCTCGATCCTGCTTCCGCAGATTCATGGCCGTATCGTTGAGACGCACTGAGCTCATAAATGTCTAGCTTTGCTCTCCTGCGGCTCTGGCGAGCAGTTGGGTAATAAGCTGAGAAAGTGATAACCGACGAATAGCGGCCAATTTTTGTGACGCCTTTTTCACTCTAACTGGAAGAACAATGTTGGTCTTTTCAGACTTTAAACCGCTGAGTGGTCGGCGAGGCATACGCCTTTGCTACGCATACACGGCGTATTAGCAATACTTTTCTTTTTGGCATTAACTTTTCTTTTTAAACTTGAATGCGTATTTATTACGCATACAATGACCCCTATGAAGAAGGTCAAAACTAACCTGACTATTGACCCAAAAGTAAAACGCAACGGCGAACGAATGGCTAGAAAAAGCGGATTATCCCTTTCGGCATATATCACTACCCTGCTAGTGAAAGAGCTGGCAAAAGAAAATAGACGCTAGCTTTTGCGTGATTTGCTAGGCGTTAGCCGATAGTGCGGCACCCTGCGGCAATGCCCTATTTTACTGCCTCGGTCGCATATTTTTATTCTGATCGAGAATACTTTTCTCTCTGCCCCACCAGATTTCATCATTCGCGTTAAAACCTTGTTTGTGTAGACCGGCGTTTTGCCCCACAGCTTTGCGATATCAATTTTTGTAAACCACCCTGGCGGCACTACCTCCTCCCGATCCCCGGCCACGTAGGCGTCTAGGGCCGCTGCCCAATCTACACCGGGTATCGCCACACGCCTCCTATGGGCGACAGTACGTTCACCGTACACCCTTCCCCGCTCTCTGCGTACTCGCCCCAGGCTACTCCATGCTGCCACCGGGTAACCGACCGCTGGCGCCGGGCGTAGTGCATGCTGGCGATATCGGCTAAGCAACCGATCGACCAGCCCACCGGCGCACCGATGCTCCGGCCGGCCACGCGATCGACGCGGTGTAGGTGGCCCATAACCACAGGCCTGCGGAGCATTTCTACATGGTCACGCACGGCTGCCTCCGAAAACATAAAGCCGTGCCCAAATGCCGTTCCTCCAAGCTCCCGCCAGCCTTTCTCTATGTCGTAGGGCACGTACTGCGCCCGCAGATCCTTACAGGCGTTATGGATCTCGGACAGCGCAGAGGTGCAGCAGTGCGCCACAATCGCCGATGGTGAGTATTGTAGAGCAGTCAGGCGGTGCTCATGGTTGCCCTCAAATACGATCTGTGGGGCCAGCTCTCGTAGGAAATTTAGCCCTGCGTCAAAGTCTTCCCGTATGCTGGTAGATCGCTCTGGGCTGTCTGGATCTTTGCGGGCACTACCCATCAGCCCAGATAGATCCAGAAAATCACCTAAGTGCAGAATGGTATCCGGCTGCCACCGACGCTTCATTTCGAGCGCACTTTTGCAGGCAGCCGCATTCGCTAGGTGCCCGTGGGAGCAGCTGACCGCCAGCCACTTTTTCCATTTGCGGATTACCTTCACTTTTTGTCGACTGCGCTAGGGAATCCTTCGAGCACAGCGAGAATCTGACGGCAGCTCTCCCTGCTAGACGACGCGGCCACGCTCTCGTCACTCGCCCCCAGCAAAGCCAGATCGGCAATTACCGAAAGCTGCATGCGTAAAGTGTGTAGATACGTGCATAGGTCTAGGCATTCCTCCCAAGCATCCTTCCACACGGGCCTGCGCCATAACGCACCACCGTGCTCCTCTTGCCCCTTGCGGTACTTGGCATCCACGTCCTTTACCAGATCCGACAAGATACCGGCCAAGTGCTTTTCGTGTTCGGGGCTCATCGGCTACTCCACGGCCGGCTGCTGACTAAGCTAGTGGCCTTCGATTTTTGCGGTATGTCCTTGACCCTTACTTGTTCCACAGGGTTGCGTGGAATGTCACGCCAGCTCTTAAACAAACTTGTCTGCAAGTGGCCTGTCTCCCAGCTGATGCCGACTAGCCCAAAGCTCAGCCCCACGTGCTCGCCTAGGCGAAAAGCGGTTTCATCATCCCAATCCGCAACCCATAGATCCGCATTTTTAGCCGTTCTTTTTAGCGGCACCCAATCAAACGCGAGGCCGTAGTTATGATAACTTTCCCCTGGTCTGGCCTTGGTCACGATCTTGCCTTTGCTTGTCCTGCCTTTTTGATAGAGCGCCGACTGCTCCTCCATTGTGCGCCGGCCGCAGTAGATCAGCGGCTCGATTCGGCTGGTGACCATTTCGTTGACCCAGCCCCTCACCTGTTTTTGGAAACTGACGTCTAGTGTGCCGATCGCCCGCATAGTGCGGGAGCCAGCCTCAGTCAGCGTAGTCACTGCCTCGCTCGCTCGCGTTGAGTTTCTGCCAGGCTATCAGAAAGCGCTTTGAGCGATTCCGCAAATAAGTCTCGATAGGACTGTGGGCACGGGGGGTTGGTGCGTTCAGCCTTGTCCCACTGGTAGATGAAGTAGCTGATGCTGTCTGGGCTAGGCGGCGGGCCGTCTTGCGTTTGCGTCGTGGCACAGCTGCACAGCGCCAAAGCGCTAATCAGTAGGAGGGCGTTTAGTCCACCACGCATCTATGTCTCTCTGCCGCCTGCGTCGCTCTAGCTCTATGGCTTCCCAGTTTCGTTGCAGGGGCGATTTGCGTTTTAAGAACCACAATACGATCCCAGTTATCCCGCCCAGCGCCGTTAAGATTCCGGCGATCATGGGCGACTACTTTCTCGAGAATTTACTGAGAAAATCAACTACGGCTTGCAGGCTTTTCTCCGGCTGGTCGCCAGGAATGAGAGAAGCGACTGCGATGGCGGCGACAAGCACGGCCGAGAGGGCGCCGAGATACGACTGCCAGTTATTGAGTATGTTATTGAGTATGTCCATGCCAGCAGACGAGGTGTCAAAAGCTGAGCCGGCGCTTGAGCAGTTCCCAGATCGTGCTGAACACTGCCCCGGATACCAGCGCCACTAGCCACAGCTTAGTCTTTATCGTGTGGGCGTCGCGCTCCATGTTAGTCAGACGGCCGTGGTACTCGCCTAGGCTGGCTTGAGAGCGTTCTAGTAAATCCAGAATTACTGTCTGGCGGGTTTCTATTCTTGCTATCGCTTCTCGAGCTAGAGCCAGTCGTTCGCTCAGCTCCGCTACTTGGTCTGCACTCACTTCCACCAATCTGCTGAGTCGTTAGATACTAGCTTTGTGATGGCCTTTCTTGCTTCTAGTAAGCTCGTGGTCAGATAGACCGCTGGTTTGCCGTCGATGTAGCCTAACGATATGAAGCCCTCGTCTAATAGATACTGCAGAGCTTTACAGGCTTGTTCGTCTTTGCTCATTTGCTAGGAGTTCGGCCTGCGTCCTCGGCGGCTTGCATTTCTCCGTACTCGTAATTCGGCAGTCCTGTGTTCTCTACTGGCCGTGGTGAGCAGGAGGAGAGCAAGAGGGCGATGAGGAGGAGGGGCATTATACTATAACCCTCGCAAGAGTGGACATTAGGGTTGTTACTCTGGTGTCTAAGTTTGGAATAGAAAGGTTTTTGCCGATTGAGTAGAAAGAAAGTCTAGCTGATGTTGGACTACCACCAATACCAGAAGCAAACACGCCATATAATTGATTAGATGGCGTGCCAGATGCCGTTGTTTGGCTTAAATCAGAAATTGTCCCGCCAGATGATGTTTGTCTTGAAATTAAACTAGTTGCGCCATCCCTTGATATTGCTTGGAATCCAAGCGGAGCTAGAGCAACGGTTCTATTATTTGTGGTTGTTCTGTTTCTAAATATAGTATTAGTTGTTGTTGAGTGTGCAATTAATAAAAAATTCCCTAATGCAGTACTATTTCCAACCAATACACCACTTGCATCTGTCTGACTTGCTGAAACATAACAAGAAATATGCGAGTCATTTTGAGGAAAATTGGTTGTGTCGTTATTATTATAGCCAGTAGCAAGATATTTGTTTGAGTCGTTGCCAAGTAATCCAAGCGTCCTGCTGTAATCACCAATTACGAAATTATTGTTTGTGGGTGCATTTCCAACTAGAGGAGTAATTGCCCCAGCAACAGTTCTTGCCCCAGCCATAATGCAAGTGGCTACAAGTGAAGTCCAAATTCCGTCAGCTTTGCATCCCAGTACAAATGCGTTAATAGCTCCACGCACTTGTGATTCAAGTCTCTGCCCATCTGCGGCCTCAACTCGCAGAATATAATCCCTTGCGGCTGGGTCGAATAATCTATTTTTAATTCGATTAACTGGCAACGGGGCGACCGCCGAATATAAGGGCATTTCTACTCTTTCTAGTGGCTAACCCAACTTGCAGTTCCAGCGGTGGCAAAGATTGCGGAAAGCGTAGTGGTGGTGTAGTCGCACTCGTAAAAATCACCGCTGGATAAAGCCACCATAAACCCGCCGCCTAGCGTTGTTGCCGTTGCTCCTGCGTTCACAAATAACTGCCCTGCTCCAAGATTATAGACGGTTGCCATCTTGCGAGCGGTATTGGAAGGGACGAGTGTGGCTGATGTGAGTGATGTAAAACTGCCAGAGGTGATGGCGGTAGATGAGATTGATAGGTTTGCGGTGACCGTCCCACTAATCGCAGGGAGAGAGCCGATGGTGACGCTATTCCCAACCGTGACGGAGGAGATGCTGATGGGCACTGTACCGCTGATGGATGCGGTGACAGAGCCAATCTGTGCCGTGCCTGCTCCGAGGGTAACTGTTCCAGAGATTGAGGGAGCTGACTCGACCTTTACTTGTAAATATCCAGTTCCACCATCTAAAGCTAATCCCACCACATTTCCAAATCTTAAGCCGCCAGCAAGCAAAGCACCCGACCCAACACTAACGCTAGAAAATGCTCCAACTGTTACAGTTCCGCTAATTACAGGAAGAGAAGAGATGGTGACGCTGTTCCCGACTGTGACCGTGCCAGAGATGGGGACATCCATTCCGACTTGCCCACGAACGGGAATTGCCCCTCCCTCATAAACATTTTCAGGATTATTAGAAATGTTTAACCCGCCAAGCAAAACTCCTTGTCCATCCGCCCCTGTTACTTTAACTGCACTTGAAACCGAATATAAATCAGTTGTTACAACACTAGCTAGATTCGCCGTCACCGTGCCAGAGATAACGGGGAGGGAGCTGACGGTCACTGTCGTGCTGGCCAGCGTTACGCCATGAGTGGGAACGGATGCCAAGGAAACGGCTTGAGTGGCTGGAAAATTTGAAATAGTAACCGCAGAAAATGTAACCGCTTGTGATGCTGGAAAATTGCTGATGGTGACGGTGCCGGTAATTGCGGCTCCGACAGTCACGGTCACGTTTTCCAACGCACTCAGGCTGTTGCTGTCCAGCGCCACGGTGACGGTGTTTGCCACGGTGACGGTAGAAGAAAGCGTCCCAGACACGACGGGTGCGCTTAATGTAACGACGGTGGGCGTTTCGGTGATCTGTAGATAAATATCGCTCATGGTATTGTAATCCTTGGGGATAGTGTCACCACGCCTTCCAGCAACCGGGTGGCAATTCCTGCGCTAGTTACTTGAATTAGGTCATACTTCGCCCCGCTGGTAGGCACGAGCAGGCTGGCGGCCGAGGTGACGGTGAGGCGCACTTGCCCGCCTGCCGCTGATACTACGCTAGTCGCAATCTGCGTGACTACGGTACCCCCTGGCATCTGGCGGATCTGGGCGGAGAACGTGCGGCTAGTCAGATCTATGGCCCCCTGGGTGGCGGTGGTCAGGAATAGATCGCGCGTCCAATCCGTCCCCTGCTCGATCGTGATGTCGTAGGAGGCGGCCATTATACGTCCGATATTTCCCGCTCAATTTCTGGAACGATATTCACGGTGAATGGTTTGGAGCTGTAGACCTTGCCCCCGTAGATCCATTCGACTTCGCCTATGGCTGGGATAGCGTCAGAGTTATCGGCTACGCCATTAAACGCGACAAAGCGTTGGAGCGAATCGTTGTTGGCCGTGAAGGTGATTTGATAGTACGGATCAAAGCCGCCAAAGTCTGCTGGGGTAAAGGCGGTGGTCTCCAAAACAACAGGACGCCGATTTGTTTTTTCGCGAATACAAAGTTTTAGCGCAGTTGGCGCCATAAGGATGGCGGCCCCGGCTGGATCGGTGAAGAAAACGGCTAGGTCGTGAGCGTCTCCCTGGCGAATGGTGAGCACGGCCCCATTCCCTTTTGCGCTTGAGACGGCACGGGTACGGGCATCGATCTGAAGATCGGTCAGCTCCCAGCGCAGATCTAGCCAGGCGAACTGCTTTTCCACGATGACGAGTGATTGCGTGACGGTAGAGGCAGCGGAGTAAGCGGTAGATCCAGCTTGGGCTGCCACGATGTTGGTCACGCCTGGAGTGACGGGGGTGCAGATATTACCCACGATAGAGGCAACGGCAGTAACGGTGGAGGTGAAGGTAACGGGCAGACCGGAAGATGCTGTGGCCACTAGGGCAAAGGATCCGTTAGACCGAGCGTTAGCCTGGGCCACGCTAGTAGCGTCGGTAAAAGATAGGCTGGTGCTGGAAGCGATAACGGAGGCGGCCGAGTAGACGTCCTTCAAAGACGCAACCCGGCGAGGCGAAAGAGCAGCAAAGGCGATGGTCTGCGCGATGGGGGCAGTAGTGGCGGTGAGAAGTTGGGTAACGGTAGCGGCCGCTAGGTAGTTAGTGTCGCCTGCTTGAGTGGCTGAGATTGTGGTAGTGCCAGCTCCGATAGGAGAAATAGAAAAGCCAGAGACAGTAGCGACGGCGGTGTTGCTAGAGGAAAGGGCGACGGTGAGATTTGCGGTCGATGTGGGTGCTACGACAAAAGCGCCCGAGCCGACAAACTTGCTGGGGATAGAGGCAAAGGTAATGGTTTGGGCAGCCTTGCTAATCGTGACTACGCCGCTGGTCGTGCCGTAGTAGAAATTATCCACGACACTGGCGGTGACTACATAAGAGCCAGCGGTGACGGGGGCCGAAAGACTGGCGGCCGTGCCAGCGTAGGTCAGCTCAATAGCAAGGCCGGACGGTGAGACGGTGGTGGCAGGAGCCTGGGCAGAGCCAGTATAGGTTTTTGACAGGCCAGAGAGAGTGACCGTGGCAGGAGCGGATGAAACGGCATTGCGGATGGTGTGGTTGTTGTAATCTGCCACAAAAACGTTGCCGGCAGTATCGACTGATACGCCGAAGGGATTTGAAAACCTAGCGGCAGAGCCTAGGCCGTTGTTAGAGCCTGAACTAGGAGCTAGACCAGCCTCGGTAGTAACTACGCCAGCGCTAGTTACCTTTCGGATGGTGTGGTTATTGAGATCCGCCACAAAAACGTTACCGGCAGTATCGACAGATACGCCTGCGGGAAAATAAAACCTAGCGGCTGAGCCAGTAGCGTCTGTACTGCCAGTACTGCCAGCTGTTCCTGCTAGTGTCGTCACCACTCCTGCACTAGTTACTTTGCGGATAGTGTGGTTGGAGTAATCCGCCACAAAAACATTTCCTGCGGTATCTACGGAAACGCCGACAGGAGTATAAAACCTAGCGGCAGAGCCAGTAGCGTCGGTTGAGCCAGCAGAGCCAGCTGTTCCTGCTAGTGTAGTTACCACTCCTGCACTGGTTACTTTGCGGATAGTGTGGTTGTTACTATCCGCCACAAAAACGTTGCCGGCACTATCGACTGTTACGCCGTAGGGACTATAAAACCTAGCGGCAGAGCCAGTAGCGTCGGTTGAGCCAGCAGAGCCAGCAGTGCCTGCTAGTGTCGTCACCACTCCTGCACTAGTTACCTTTCGGATGGTGTGGTTATTGCGATCCGCCACGAAAACGTTGCCGGCAGTATCGACTGATACGCCGACGGGATTACTAAACCTAGCGGCGGAGCCGGTGGCATTTGTGCTGCCAGAAGAACCTGCTGTGCCAGCTAGGGTCGTTACTACGCCTGCGCTAGTTACTTTGCGGATGGTGTGGTTGCTGAGATCCGCCACAAAGACAGCCCCTGCTGCATCAACGGCAACGCCGGTCGGCCTATAAAACCTAGCGGCTGAGCCAGTAGCGTCTGTAGAGCCAGAAGAACCAGCGGTGCCGGCTAGTGTTCCAAAATATAAGCTCATGAGATTGTCACCTTCACTTCACCGCCAATCGTGTCATTCTCGACGCCTTTTAGGGAGTAGCCCACCCATCCGCGTGCGTCGTCTGCAGTATTCGCAATATCAAAGTTCATCAGCCGGGCACGTAAAATAAAGCTCGCTCCAGCGGGAGTACCGATGGTGCTCTCGTAAGTTCCATAAAGGTTTTTGTCTGCGGTAATGACTATATCTTCACCACTCAAAGACCGCGTCAGACGCACGCCGAGAATATGCGGCGCCAGGGTTTGAGTAAGCATCACTCGGTGATCGAGTAGTTTGTCTTGGTTGTAGTCTGCGCTAGAGATGTTCATCCCTTGGGTGGCGGGGCTAGTCACCTCGCTTAAATTGGCCGCATCAATAACTACACGCCACTGGGCGTCTGTCTTAGCCAGCATTTGTAAAATAAGGCCAAACTTAACCTCAAGCGTCCGGCCGACTCTAAATTGGTTTGCGTTAACTGGTACGCGGAAAAGCTCAACCTCGTAGAGCACGGGGTAGTAGGTTTTGTTTGTTCCATCTTGGCGGCCTTGGTAAATGCGGCCTTCGTCGTAAATAACGATCCCGCTGGGTGGCACGGTATCGCCAGGGATGTAGCCCATAGGTGCCAGCTCAATCCCGCCAGAATAAATGTAGGCTCCGGCGGCCGTCGGTGCTGTCGTAATGTTAGAGTTATTTGCTAGGCCGGAGAATGATCGCAGTAAGCTAGGGCCACGGACGGGTAGTTTCGACTGATCGATTCCGCCATCTCCCCAAGCGCCTTCTATATCTTGCGAGAACAGCACCTCAGAGCGTGCCGGGATGGTCATGGTTAGCGGAGTGGTATTCACGCCGGATTGGTTAATGATCCCCACGCCATTAGGCAGGACGTTCTCTAGTGTAGTTAGCCGTGTGCCGATTGCGTTTAGCGTATCTTGTAAATCTACAACTTGAGCAATCGTATGGGTGTGCGCCTGGAACACGCTTGTCGGCCCTGCGGAGGAGATCATTACGGCCCAGCCGGCTGTTGGTACTGTTCCTATAAGTCTTGTGACAATGATTGACTGACTCGTCGAACTGCTGACAGAAATATCTCCCACACCTACGTATGGAGATGTTTGCTGTAGTATAGCCCCACCAGAAACATTTTCTCTAACAGTGACGTGGATCGCTTCCGTGCCTAGATTGTGTGCGATCGTCCACGGGCCTGCGCCTGTCACAACTGCGGTAAAGCTCTGAATGCCGGTGATGACCTGGTCTGTCGTAAAAGGGATATAGTTGACCGGCTGCGGCGGATTGAGCCAGTTGATCCGCTGTGCGGCTGCCAATCCTGTCCAAGCACCGTCGGCCTGCACGGTCATGTTCTGCTGGAACACGGTGACGTACTGCACGTTGGGCGTAGCTACTGATCCGTAGTTAATTCCGATTTCGCAAGTCAGCGGATGCGTGACCTCAAAATCGCCACGCAAAGCGGCCAGCATCCCCTGGGTATTTAGATCCAGATCGAATGTGACGTCGCCCTGTGGCGATATAGGCACAGCCACCGTTAGCAAGCTGTGGGTCGCTCCACTCATAGCGCCTGCGAACTCAATGTCGGCGGTGTAGTTTTGTGGGTTGGTAACTAGGAAGATCTCCCCTGCCCCGACCGTGACGCAGCCTTGCATCAGCGCGGCTTCGATCTCAGTCGACCCATCGTCCTTGCTGAGCAAGGCGGTGCGAGCTGTCCCGCGATAGATCTGATAGGTGGTATCAAACGCTGGCGGGATGTAAAGCCGTTGCACCTCGTTCACAAAAACGCCCGTGGTGGAGTCGCTATATCCAGTGACTACGCGGGTGATGGTAGGAGCGGGCGGAACGATTAGCCCGAATGCGCTAGTATAAGCTAACGGCGACTGCATCGGCCGCAGCTCTTGGTAGAAAGTGTTGTTTGCGGAATAGCTAGTCACCCGGACAAAGCTGTCTGGGATTAGCTCGTTTTGAACGATGGTGATGCCGCTTGTGGTTGTCCAGTTGGCCGTCCTGCCTACGATGTAGGAGCCTTGATCTTCCGTGACGCTCCAGCCGGTAGCGGCTGAGATGGTGTTGAGGATGGCGGCCACGCTGGCGGCCGTAGATCCTAAGGTTATAGCGCTGGATGTAACTGCGTTGACCCGCACTTTGAACGTGCCAGCCGTAGGTGCCACATCCACCGGGCCATAGCTGAGACGAGCGGAGTAGATGGAAGGCGCGGTGACTGTGGTGGTGTTGTTAGACGTCTCGGTAAGGCGCACCGCAAGCGTAAAGGTATCTCCCTGCACGACTGTAGGCAGGGTAATCGAACCAGGCTCAATCGTGTAGCTGGCCGTTTTCTGGGAGATGTTACCGTAAAGGAGTGTGGCCATGGTTACTTTGCGGGAGGCGTGTCAATCCCCGTCTCCTGCTCTGTAAAGCCCTTAAAGAATGAGGGGTCGAACTGCACGCCGAGAGCGATGGGATACCACGGCCCGGGCTCAGTCAGTTGCAAAACGCCTAGCTTCCGCAGCCTGCGGTTTTCCTCGATGATCTTTTTGCGACGCTCGGCTGACTTGTCTAGGCTCATACGGCGTAAAACTTTCCTGCTAGGTTGCGTTGCTGATAGAAGTCCAAAGCCGCTTGGGCAAAGAAGTTGTTTTCGGCCAAGATATAGTCAAAGATCGGCTGGGCGACTCCGCCCGCAAATGGAAGAACTAGGCTCAACGGGGTAAATTCGTCACGCTTCTCGATCTGCTTTGTCGCGTGAACTAGATTGTGATGGCAGTTGTATTGAATATAAGGCTGCCATTCAGACAGGTCTGTCGGATCTAACAAAGGAAGAACAGGCGACAAAAGATAGACGGTGCTTAAGTGCAGCCGATCTGTCGAACTGTCTAAAAATCGTTGAAAGAACAAATCGGCAAAGTTAGTGGTTTCAGTTGGAACGACATACTTAGGCAACGCAGTAACAGTCGCCTCGCGATCGGCAGGAGACAGGAATCCTGGGTTAATACTGACAAGCGTAGTACTGATCGATGCGGCAGAGATTGAGATTGAGTTTGTCAGGGATACTCGCGGCTGATTTAGGACTATATCGCACGCTAGTAGAAGGCGTTGGGTTTCAGCCTTCTCGGCCAGAATATCTGTTTTAGCATCTGCCACCCCTAGCCTCTTAAAGAAGTCGGGCACCTTCTCAAATACGCCGGTGATGTTTCCGCTGCCTGCGTTTGCCGTGATGGATGACGGGTCGGCATCAGATCCTATCTTGCGGAAAGATAGTTTTACAGCCGCCTGCTCGTCCAGATAGATGGCCACTCGATCCGTCTTTTTAGGTGCAGGCTTTTTGGCCTCAATGTTTTCTAGCCTTATACGCTCTTGCGCGGCCAGCGGAGCATCCGAGTATTGCATCGTAATTTTAGCTGGGAATCCGTTAACTAAGCCCGGCGACAAGGACGCCCGCCAGTAGGAGATGTTTGCGATCGGATCGGTGTAATACTGTGCCTGAATCTGCCATGGGTGCGGTCGGATACCGGCTCCGGTGTAATCAAATTTGATAGGCAGATACTGCTCCACCTTGTGCAGTAGCTTTTGCCATAGCCGTGATGTGTATTTCACGCAGGCCAGTAGATCACCCGGTGCGATCCGTTATGCAGATAAGCCCTCACCTGCAGGTTGTGCGTAACGAACTGAATGAAATTATTTTTACGCAAGTAAGCCAGAGGGATTAGGCCAGAGGTGGTTTTATCTTTTGCGACGTAATTTGCACTGCCCGTACGTGGGATCTCGTTAGGCTTTCTGCAAACGATCTCGCTGGATTTAAGGGCGAATGTTTCGGTGAATGTAACAAGGGCGCACACTAGGATAGGGCGTTCTGCCGGTAGTTTTGCTGGCGGGGCTGGCACGCCGTCTGGGTCGACGATGTCTTGCAGTTGGCCTGTGCTGGGTTTGATTTGAGGCAGTTTGCCGTTGATGTAGCCTTCGCTGACGCTGAAAAACTTTGTCCCGTTAAATCGGACTTGCAGTGGAGTAGAGATTGTCGGCGGCCGATCCACCATAGAAACGAGAGATCCGTTCGGGGTTGAGTTAATTAGAACGCGATCATCTACAGAGACGAGGCGCTGGCTATCGATCCAAGCGACCAGCTTTTTGAACTTAGGCAGGATCTTGTCGCCCGATTCCGCCTTCAGCTCGTTGGGGA